GCTAGTGATTGCCAAGGCGTTTTGGGATAAGAACAAAGCCGAGCCAAAAATAATGGGTACGCTTAGGCAGTTCAAGGTAGAGGACAAAGCAAGCGGAACCGGACTAATACAGCAGCTAAAGCAAAAGAAAGTTCCAGTTGTCGGCATGCCAAGAAGTATCGACAAGGTATCTAGAGCAATGGATGCTGCTCCTCAAATACAGGTTGGAAACGTAGTGCTACCTCAAGACTCAGAGTGGTTATCTGATATACTTAATGAAGCTTCATGCTTTCCGAATGCAAAGCATGATGATACTCTTGATCCATTGATGGATGCTATCGCTTGTATGTTGATAGAGAAAAAGCGCGCATCTTACGCAGACATACTATAGGCAGATCATGGCAAAGTTCGCTAAAGGCTTTACAGACGGCATAACCAGTTTAACAAACAAGCTGGCTAACCGTAGAAACGTGCAAACATCGAACCGAATGAGCAGCGCCCGTGTTGACTGGGACGAGCTACGCGCTATCTACCGATCAGGAATGGGTAGCAAGATCATCCGGCTAAAGTCGGGCATCGCTCTAAACGATACGCTTCAATTCGAGAGTGAAGGCGACAAGGATTATTACGAGTCGCGCCTGCAAGCACATGTCAAAGATTGCTCGAAATACATGCTCGCTTTCGGGCGCTCTTTAATTGTAATGCACGAGCGCGGCGCGGATCTATCGCAGCCGATGCCGGCAGATATAGATTGGACGACTACGAATTACCACGTTTTCAGCGGAGACATGGTTTATATCCAATCGGTAAACTTAGATCTTAGCAGCGTCAACTACTTCAAGCCGGTCATGTTCAGCATTCGCGGGTCGTCGATTCATCCAAGTCGGGTCGTAGATTTTAAGTACGTTAAGCCCGTTGAGTTTGACGCACCTCAGTATTTTTACGGCGGCATATCAGAGTTCGAGTTGATTAGAAACGAGCTTGTATCAGACCAAGTGGTACAGCGGGCTGTGCCTGCAATACTAGAAAAATCATCAACACTGTTTTATAAAGTGGACGGCTTTAAAGAGCTACTTGCAGACAATCAAGAAGACACGTTGATTGAATATTTCACTCAAATGGAAAACCTACGGTCTGTTTACGGCGCAGGCATTGTAGACAAAGAAGACGAAATAGAGACGGTAACGCAAGCACTGTCGAACCTTGCAGAGTCTGACATGATCACGCTAAGACGGCTGGCCATGGTTACAGGCCTACCGCTGTCTTGGCTAGTGGGCGAGGCTGCAAGCGGCCTCAACTCGACAGGCGAAGGCGAGCGACAAGTCTTGATGCAGACTATCGAGACCTTTCAATCTGACTATTTACTAGAGCCGATAAACCGGCTTATGCGGATGCACGGGCGAGGCAAGGTTAGCTTTAAAGACAATCAGGGAGAGAAGCCAAACGAGCGAATGGAGTACGAAACAAAAGCAATCGCAAACGCTCAGATACTATGGTCAATGGGCGAAGACTATCTGAAATATTTGCACGACAATGCAGTCATAACGCCAGACGCATACGAGGGTTTCTTTCCTGCTGTTGAGTCGGACGATGCTTATCAGGGCCTACCTAGGCTAGCCGAAGTAAGCGGCGGGGCAGATCAGGAAAGCGAAAAAGATGATACGAAGGGCGACGCTAAATCATCCCTTAACGGCGCACAGGTAACCGCAATTCTTGAGATAATCTCAAGAATACGAAAGGGAGAAATAACAAGAAACACCGCGCAAAAAATAATAGCAACCGCTTTCCCCGTATCGCTTGAAGAGGCGGCGGCGCTAATTGATGACGTTCAAGAAGATGTGATTGACAGCGACGAGACGAAATCATGAAGCGTGAAGTAAGCGCACCAAAAGGAGCAACCATCATGGCTCCCGATCCGCCTAAGACTGAAATACGGCAATTCGGTGACGTAATAGAGAAGATGATAGCGCAGATGGCGCAACGCTTTAAAAACCAAGTATTGCTAGAAATGAACAAAAGCACCGTCGATAAGTTCACAGACGCGCAGACGGGAAACTTTGCAAAGATACTTTTGTCATTGTCAAGCAAGTTTAGGCGCAAGCTTTTAAATAAATACGACAACAAGCGCATTGAGGCGATGTCTAATAAGTTCACCAGCAAGGTTAACGCGCGCAACCAAAAAGAGCTGTACAACAGGATCGAAGATAAAATAGGCATTAGCAGCGCAGAGCTAGCAGCAACAGAAGGCCTCACGTTTCAGATCAACGCATACAAGCTAGAGACATCTCAATGGGTTAAGAAGATGCGCGACGAAACCATGGAGCAATGGACGGCTAACACGCTAAGACAAATGGCAGAGGGAGACAGCTTAGAAACGATCATGAGCCAGTTTGACGGCATGGTTGAGAAGAGGCGCGGCCATGCTAAAATGGTCGCTCGCACACAGATAAGCACGTTTAACAGCCTGACTAGCAAAGCCCGGTCGCAGAACCTCGGCATAACTACAGCGGTCTGGGTGACGGCGAGAGACGAGCGCACGCGGCCATGTCACAAAGCGCGAGACGGCAAAGAGTATGAGCTATCCGAAGGCCTGTATTCATCGTGCGATGGCAAGACTTTGATGCCAGGAATTGATTATAATTGCCGGTGCATAGCGCGCATGAAAATACCGGAAATGGAAGGTGTTGATAATCAGGACTTATAGTTTTAGACTATTGATAACTCAAAGGTTATAATGTATGGCAATGATTAAGTCAAACGACACAATACATCGAGAGTTCGCAGACTACGCGACGTACTCAAGCACGGATAGAACAGCCGTGTCTGTGCGGGATGGCGTCTTAGAATACTTAGGCGTTGAGATTGGCGTAGAGCCCGCAGACAAGATCTTCACAATATATAGATCCCCTGCAACCATTGCTAATGCCGCCTATGCCATGTCTGGCATTCCACTAACTGACGAACATATCAGTATGGTTATCGATGCGCCGGACACGGGAAGTAGAGTCCAAGACGCAGTAGTCATTGACCAGCTTGATGAATCAACGCACTCACGCCTAGCGGTAAGAAATAAACTAACGGTTAGCGACGCCATGCAAGTGTCGTTAAGTGACAAGCGTCAATTATCGCTTGGGTACTCTGCAGATCTTATCCCGCACCAGCGTTGGGACTACGAACAAATTAACATCAATCCGCATCATCTGGCTGCCGTGCCTGCCGGTCGCTGTGGAGTATTGTGCAGCTTTATTGATAGAAAATTACCCACAACTGAGCCCGAGGAGGGCGAAACCATGCCAAAGATGCATAAGGCGTTTAACGATGCCGAAGGCGCGGTAAGCTTAGAGCAGGTCGTAGAAATTGCGACAGCCCTGCCCGAGGCTATCCGCAAAGTTCCTGTAGACAAGCTAAGTGAATTAGTGCCAGTCATGCAGGAAATTATGAGCTACATGGGCGATCAAGGCGTTATCGAGGAAGTTGAAGTCGAAGAGACCGACGAAGAAGCTAAAGGTATGGACGCGACGGATACGGATAAAGAAAATGATAAAGAAGACTTTGCCGATTCTACCGAGTTCAAAGACGCAGTTGCTAAAATTGCTGGCGCAGAAGTAAAGCGTTATGCGTCAGTCGTTACAAAAGCTCGAAACTTCCTTGATTCTGATTATGACTTTACTAGCAAGGTTGCTAACGAAGTTATGCGCGACGCCTTGGCGACTCAATCCTCTGATAAATTTGAAGATGCAGAGTTATCAGTGGCTTTTAAATTGCTTCGCAAGAAAGAGTCAAACTATCAGAACTTTGGCGACACAGTTCACGAGGCGAGCTTAGAGGCTCGAATCAAACAACAAGTAGAGGGCTAATATCATGGCTTTTAATAACACCGTGCTTTCTAGCACTCCAGGTCTACCAGCGGGCGAGTTCATTGCAGCCAGCCCTTACAACGTATCGGCTTTCGAGCTTTTCGAAGATGGTCTAGTTGAAGGTCGCTTTGCTAAGTACGACGCAGGCAGTATCGACAACATGGATGCCAGCGCATCGCCATTGGTTGCCGGTA